AAGCCGCACAGCAAACTATACCCGGGGGGCCTCCCCCCCAGGCGCCTGGCAGGCCCACATGCGGGACCGCATAGTGGGTGTGGGGGAGGGCCGGTCCTGGGGGTGGCGTCAAGAGGGACTGGGACTCCCGCTCGGAAAAGTGCGGCGGGTTTCTGGAACCTTTACCCAGGTGACACTCTATTCCGCCTCTCTGCCCAGCCAGGAGAGCTCGAGTGTGTGCTCCTACCCCTACTGGAGACAGTCTGTCGGGGGCGATCGTTGGCACGGAGGAGGCTCGGGAGCTCGCGTGAGTTGAGAAATGTGCGAATCCGTGTTAGTCTCAGCGGTAGCAAAGACAGCGAAGCTCTAAGAGTAAGAACCTACTCTTAGTTCCTGGCTGGGAAGATAAGTAAGAGTAGGGCACGGATGGACGGAGTGGGTTGCAGACCCCCCCTGCCCGTGATAGCTTCGAGCTTGGAGCTGGGAGGCTCCCTGGCATGGCGAAGACACTCACCCCGTACGGCTACAAGAAGCGCTGGATCACCCCCGAGGGCCGGAAGAAGCTCCGGGAGCACGGCGTCAGTTCCTTGGCGGTCTCCGACTACGAGAAGACGGACCCCGGGCTCCGCAACCGCGCCGCGATAGCGGGCGGAGAGGGCTCGCGCACCTCGCGGGACTGCGTGAAGGTCGGCAAGCGGGCCCGGGAGCTCATGGCGGAGGCTGCGGCCGCTGCCCCGGCACCCCTCCCGAAGCGCCGGAGCCTGGCGAAGTGGTCCCTGGACGCCCTCCTCGAGCCCTCCGCGGCTGTCGAGGAGGCCCCGCGGGTCTCCCGGGGGTCCTTCCGGGACCTGGACCACGGGGACGAGGTGGACGAGACCCCCGATCTGCTCGAGATGATGACCTTCGAGCCCGACCTGGACGACCGGGACACCCCCGATCTGGACGAGATTCTCGATCGAGAGCAGGAAGGGATCGAAGCGGCCCTGGCCGGGTGGGTCCCGGAGCGGAAGTAGGGCCGCTGGAGCGCGGACGAAACTTGAGAATCTGCGAAAATGGGCCTAGAATAGGCACCATGAACCCCCAGCCCCAGCCAGGAGACCTCGGCCTCAAGGAAGCGGCCAGGCGTATATATCGGCTCAGGCACGCCACAAGGGGGGAAGGGCATGGCGCCGCTAGACTCACAGACCAGAAGGTACGTGAAATGCGTGAGATGAGAGAGCGCGGGGACACCTTCCGGTATCTCGCGGGCCGATTTGGCGTAGGCAAAACGACCGTCCGGGATGCTCTCGCTGGTAGAACGTGGAAGCATGTTCGATGACCACCGACCTGTCATGGATTCCAGCCAGCATCTCAGCGGTGGCGATCCTCGGGCTGAGGAAGAAGCGGGTCTGGGGACCGCTACTGGCGATCTGGGCCTCCCTGGGCTGGGTTGTCTACGGCGCGATGACCGATCAGCTCGGCATCGTGTTCTCCGAGCTCGTGTACGTGGTGCTCTACACCTCAACCTTCATGGAATGGACTCGTAATGGCAACTGATCGCGAGCTCCTCGACCAGATCAAGGAGCGATCGAAGCCGATCTTCGAGCACTTCCTCGAGATCGACCTGCGCTACCGGGAGACCTCGGTGCGCTGCCCGTTCCACGGGGAGGACAACCGCCCGTCGATGGGCGTGAACTTCCAGAAGGGGATGTTCAACTGCCTCGCGTGCGGCGCGGCAGGCGATGTCATCACCTTCGTCATGCGCTTGGAGGGGGCCAGCTTCCCCCAGGCGCTCAAGTTGTGCTGTGAGATCGCCGGAATCGACGATCGAAGCGGCCGATCCGCCGACCCCTCGGTCAAACGGAAAGCAGAACAGAGGCAAGAAGAAGCCGAACTCCTCGGGGCGCTACGCGCGTGGTACTCGAGGACGGCAATGCACAAGGCTGCACTAGCCCACCGCCTCGACTCTGAGCTCTACGCTCAAGAGAAAAGACTTTCCCTGGTGACAGAGGAGCAGAAACAGAGCAAGAAAGCCCTGTTCTGTGTCATGGAGAGCTACGCTGAGTCTCTCCGATGCCAGTTGGCGCTCGCAGACAGCGATCACAACGACTTCATGGCCGCTTCGGACGATCTGCACCGCATGGCGCTGCTTTTCGCCCGGGAAAACGGCCTGAAGTACCGCCCGACGACCGTTCGGGAGATGAACGACGCGATCAAGGCCATCTGGGACGCCTCTTTCGAGGATCGGATCGACCCGTCGCAGGCTCCGCGCCTGGAACAGCTCCTTGCGCTCTCCGTTCTGCGTCAACTAGACAACGCGAAGATGCTCGAGCACCTCGGGCGAGGATGGTACACCGATGTTCTCCTACCCGACCTATCAAACGCCTCCGCCAGACCAGACCCAAGCACTCACGGCCAACTCTTTGACGAACTTGGAGCTGATCGAGCTCCTGAAGGCCGCCGCGATACTCTCGAATGTGAAGAACTGGAGCGTCGAGCACTCGCTCAACGTGCTGAGGAAGCTGTTCGACGAGCAGAGGAAGATCGGGCAGTAGTAAAGTCAGTGGGCGAAGCCTTCACGGCGGAGCTGCGGAGGGTGTATGGCGAAGTGGATGCTGGCTGAGGACTTGCTCACTCGGCCCGGGGAGCACCCCGAGCAAGTGGAGGCGGCGAGAAAACATCTCATGGGCGGATTCGAGGACTACGAGAAGGTCGACCTGACCCCGACGTGGGCACAACAGGCGCAGAGGGAAGACGTGACAGGGAAGGAAAAGCTACTGGCGGCGGGCGTACCCGAGGAGCGGATCGTGGAGTGCAAGGACCGGTGCATCGACCGCATCGAGGACGATGGGGGGAGTTTCTTCGGGACAGAGGACGAGCAGATCGCCTTCTGGACCAAGGTACTCGCCAACCGCAAGACGATCATGGATGAAGGCACGTCTGCCGAAATCACGATCGACCGCCCGACAGTCTCCTCCAGCCAGGACGAGATCGAGCGCCCGGCCCACTACACGAAGGGCATCGAGACGATCGACTACATCGAGAGCTGGGAGATGGACTTCCGGGCGGCGAACGTCATCAAGTACGTGACCCGTGCCCCGCACAAGGGCAAGCCCCTGTCGGACCTGAAGAAGGCCCGCTGGTACATCAACCGGATGATCGCGGAGCTGGAGGACAAGCTGTGAAGGCCCTGCTCGCGATCTGGGTGTTCCTAGGCACCGCCCCCGGCCTGATCCTCTCCCAGGGCGATGTCATCCAGGAGTTCAAGGTGGGCAACGCGAAGATCGTCGAGGTGGCCTACGGGTCGAACGCCGACAACTTCCTCAAGAACCTCGGGAAGGCGGCGATCACCCTGGGCCATATCGTGATCGTCCGACAGGATCGCGTGACCGACGCCCGCATCCGGCACGAAATGGTCCACGTCAAACAGTGGGAACGGTACGGGCCGTTCTTCTACATCGCCTACCCCCTGGCGTTCCTGCACTTCGAGCGCCTCGCGAAGGAGGCGGAATGATCGACCTCAGCAGACTCGGAGTGCGGCGCGGCCGCGGTCGGCCGCCGAAGGACCCGGCAGACCGGGTGAAGCGAATCTTCTTCTACGCAACGCCCTGGGTCGCCCGTGCCCTCGAGTACATTGAGGAGGCCGAGAAGGCGAAGGGCTCCAAGCTGAAGACCTCGGAAATCATCCGTCGCCTGCTTCAGCTCGGCATCGAGCGCTACCGAGAGCTGGGCGACATCCCGACGAGGGACAAGTGAAGCACTTCCTGATTTCGTTCTTCCTGACGGCCTGCGTGCTGTCGGCCGTCATCGCCCTGGGGCAGACACCCCCGGCCATTCCCCCCAGCCAGGAGCAGGAAGCCCCTGGGCAGAGATACCACCTCAAGCCGGAGGTCCGACTCGAGCTCCGCTCGATGGACCGCATCGAGCTCTACGCGGGCGGTCTCCACGTCGGCACAGTCATCTTCGACTCGGCGGGCCACGCGATCTTCGCCGGGGACTACTCCCAGATCAAGGGCATCCTCGGTGAGCTCCTGACCTTCCTCCAGTGGCTGCGGGACGCGGCGAGCGGCGCCGAGCTCGGGAGCGGCTCCCAGTCGTGAACCTGAAGGCCCCCGTGCTGACGGGCGAGGAGGCCCTGGCCGCCAAGAAGGCGTACCTCGAGGCCCTCCTCGACAAGGGCCTGGTGTCCAAGGCCGTCAGCATCGCCGGGATCACGCTGTACCAGCTCGACAACTTCCGGGAGGACCCGATCTTCCGCGACCTCGAGCGCCAGGCCGAGCTGTTCCAGGACGACAAGCTGCGGGAGCAGATCAACGCCTTCATCGCTTCCGGCGACAAGCAGATCATCATCTCGGCCATGCGGAAGCTGCCCGAGTACAACCAGCAGCAGAAGAACGTAAACGTGAACGTCTCCGGGCAGATCACCCACAAGGCCATCGCGGCCCTGCCCGAGGCGGAGCTCGACAGGCTGATCCTCGAGGGGTCCAAGCTGATCGAGCTGTCCGAAGGGGAGGGGTATGAGAAAGAGTGAGCTGAAGGCGATGGTGGATCAGGTCTCCGACCTGTTCGGCCTCGACAAGATCATCCTGCGCGTGTTCGCGCGCATCGAGTCGAACTGGAACCCGAACGCGCGCAACGACCAGACCGGCGCCGCGGGGATGTTCCAGTTTCTCAAGAGCACCGCGGGCGAGCATAACATCGACCCGCTCGACCCGCACGAGGCGGCCACCGCCACGGCCATCCGGGTCCGCCGGGACAAGGTGGTCCTCGAGAAGCGGGAGATCGACCCGACCGTGGCCCACCTCTACCTCTGCCACCAGCAAGGCCGTACCGGCTTCCTCCAGCTCTACCGAACCGCCTTCGACGACGATACGCCCGCCCTCCCGGCGGCGCGCGGCCGCACGATGGCGGCCAACCTCCCGGCCAAGGAGAAGGCCGCTTGGGCCAAGCTGCCCAGCGACCAAGAGAAGGCCCGCTCCTTCATCGGATACTGGCAGTCCAGGATCGCCAAGTTCGTCACCGAAGAAGCCTGATGGCGGTAGGGCGCCGCAAGGTCGAGGCGGCGACGGCCGCCGCCCAGAAGGTCATCGAGCGCTGCTCGAAGGACCCGGCCTACTTCATCTTCACCTGGCTCCGCACGAAGGACGAGCACGACAAGGCGAACCCAGTCAAGCCGTTCCCGGAGCACGAGTACCTCCGCTGGGTCATCGACGAGTGGCACAACGGCCCCGAGGTCATCTACACCGCCAAGTCCCGTCAGCTCATGGTCTCCTGGCTCCTGGCCGCCTACGGCCTGTGGACGGCCATGTTCCGGCCCCACGCCCTCGTCCTCTGGCAGTCCAAGAAAGAGGAGGACGCTGCCCCGTTCGTCTACGAGAAGACCGCCCAGCACGCCCGCATGTCGTTCATGCTGGCGGCCCTGCCGGACTGGCTCCGGGGGTGCCGGATGGCGGACGGCAGCTTCCAGGCCATCCCCGACGTGGACTCCTGCGGCTCCTACGCCTGCCTGACGCTGCCGAACGGCGCCCAGGTCCTCGGCCTCGCCCAGGGCGCGAGCCAGGTCGAGTCGAAGGTGCCCACCCTGTTCATCTCCGACGAGGCGAGCCTCCAGAACGAGTTCGCCTCCTCGATGGCCGCCGCCAAGCCCGCGATCGACAAGGATGCCAAGGCCCTCGCGGTCGGCACCATGCGTATGCCCTCGGACTTCGGGCAGGAGGTCAGCCCGTGCCACGAGGCCGACCCCGACGCCTGCGGCCGGGGCCTCGCGCGCTTCCGCACCATCAACGGGGTCTACGGCATACGGGTCCACTACTCGGCCGACCCCGAGAAGGACCCCGAGACCCAGCTCGGCGCCGCGTGGAAGCGCGGGCAGCTCGAGTCGGGCGCCTACCCCGGTGGCGAGGAGGGGTTCCGCTGGCAGCAGCACATGGAGATCAACCCGCTCGCCCGATCGGGGACCCTCTGCCTCCCGAGCTGGAGGGGGGCCGAGAGCCGGGTGGTGATCCCCGACCTGAGCCCCCGGGACACCTTCGGGTGGTCCTTCGACGCTGGGCTCGACTGGGGCGTCCTCAACCGGGCCGTGTTCCTCCTGTTCGGTATGCGCCCGGACGGCCGCCGCTTCCTCCTCTGGGAGTTCTCCCAGCCAGGAGACGAGATCGGGGGCATCCCGGGCTTCGCCTACCAGATTCAGCTCTGCCCGTGGTTCAAGAGGGTCAACGGCTCGATCCAGGCCGACCCGTCGCTCTGGAACCGTGACCAGTCCAGCAAGGCATACAGCGGGGGCCTGACGACCCGGGCTCAGGTGTTCGGGGACTGCGACGTGTGGCTCCAGGCCGCCAAGAACAACGGCCAGACGGCCGACGAGGTAGCCCTGGAGCGCCTGAACCACTACTACTGGGCGGACCCGGAGGACCCCCTCCTGTTCATCTGCCAGAACGCCCGGTGGACGATCAAGCACTTCCCGACCCTCATGTACGAGGAGTGGTCGGAGGCCCTCATGTCCGAGAAGGCGCCCAAGGAGAAGATGAAGGGCGTCAACGTGGACGAGTGGGATGCCTTCAAGTACGCCGAAGCCGCCTGGCCGGACGTGCCGCGGTTCGTGCCCCAGGCCGAGCCCGGGACGATGGCCCACTACAAAATGCGCCTCGCCGCCCTCACCAGCCCCAAGCCCCAGAAAGGGAGCCTTTACTGACACCGTGCAAATACGCACGGAGCAGGAAAAGGGCGTAGAATAGGAGACCCAGATGGCAGGAATCCTCCCGTATTTCGAGCCCCTCTACCCCGCGATCGTCCGCCAGTGTAATCTGTGCGGCGTGAAGCTGGGAGAGGAAAAGTACGAGACCGTTCACGCGCGCAACATGGAAGCGCAGCAGGCGCAGGGGTGCTACCTCTTTTGCCAGTCGTGTTCCGGCAAGGTGGACGAGATCGCACGTAAGGTCGCGCACGAGGGCGCAGCGCTCGACGCCGCGCACGAGACCTCGAAGCAAGAGCGGCTCCGGGAGATCGCCAGGAAAGAACTAGGGCTCGCCCTACTGAGCGCCCCTGCGGACGGCTCCGCCGCACCTCCCCGTGATACCGCGACCCCCGCTCCCCCGGCCCGCGTGTCACGCAACCGTCCGCAGGGGTCGATCCCCAACCCGCGCAATGCCCAAGCCTAAGACGCCAGCGGCCAAGGCCGTCTCGAAGGCCCTCGACTTCGGCAACGCGAAGAAGTTGACCAAGAAGTTTCTTGCCGTCTACGGAGTCGGCAACAAGAAAAAGGTGAAGTGATGGGAACACGGAGAGACACAGTAAAGTACCGGCAGGAAGCCAGGGTCCGCAACAGCGGCACCGACACCGACTCTGAGGTGCGCTACATCTACGGCTTCAAGTCCGACAAGCCCCACGCCGCGAAGCGCAGCAAGCCGCGCCCGAAGGCGGCCTCGAAGCCGCCGAAGAAGGCCGGAATCCGCAAGCGTTCCGAGATCGTCCGTAAGGACCCCCTGGGCTACTGATGGCCGAGAGCGCGAAAGAGGAACGGGCGGAGCTCGTTCGCGTGTGGCGCCAGCGCGTACGGCGCAGCCAGGAAATGCGCGACGACGAGAAGGCGATCTGGGACAAGAACCTCCTCTCCTTCCGCGGCCAGCTCAAGCCGCCCTCGTCCGTCTGGAACGAGGAAGACCCCTGGGTTTGCGTCGAGCTCGTCCACGCCTCGATCCGCGCCGCCATCCCCTCGCTCCTCTACTCGAACCCGAAGTGGAGCATCCAGCCCAAGAAGCCCGAGTTCCAGCCCGACCCGACCAACCCCGGCGGCAACGTGGACGTGTCCTGGGAGAAGGCCCGCAGCAAGGAGCTGTGGCTCGACCACACCTGGCGCGAGTCCGAGGGTAACACCCACGTCCGCGTTGCGATCGAGTCTGCCTTCCTCGCCTTCGGCGCCGTGAAGGTCGGGTACGCCCCCGACTTCGCTGACGACCTGAAGCGTGGCGAGATCGAGTACGACGACGAGGGCAACCCGGTCATCGACTCGATCGACGAGGAGACCGGCAAGTTCATCCCGAAGCTGGTCAAGGGCGAGTTCCTCTACGACGAGGACGGCGAGATGATCTTCGACGAGGAGACCGGCATCGCAGTCACGCACCCCGGGACGCTCCAGCGCGAGCGCTTCTTCGTCGAGTGGGTGAACTGGGAGAACCTCCTGTTCGACGTTGAGGGCGGCAACAGCTTCAAGAACCACCGCTACGTCATCGAGGAGTGGGTGCGCCCCCTCGATCACGTCCAGAACGACCCCCGCTATCCCTCCAGCAAGCGCAAGAAGGTGAAGGCTTCGACCTCGCTCAAGGAGACCAAGGAGAAGGCTTCCGTCAAGGCGACCGGCACCGCGGACCCCGTGATGGTACAGAGGGACGCCGTGTACGAAGACGAAGCGCGCGTCCGCGGCTGGGACATCTACTGCTTCGAGACCGGCCGCTACTACGTGCTGGTCGAGTCCGACGACGCCGATCAGGGGGACGACGAGTTCCTCCTGGACCAGGAGATTCCGCCGGGCTACGAGCATGGCCCGTTCGTGTTCCTCAAGTGGAACGAGGACCCGGGCCGGTGGTATCCCCGCACCGACGCCGAGGCGATGGCGAAGCTGGAGCTCGAGTACAACCTGACTCGCTCCCAGATGGCGATGCACCGCAACCAGAGCCGCACTCGCTACCTCGAGGTGAAGGGCGCGGGCTTCGACGATCAGGACGGCGGCGAGCAAGAAAAGGTCAAGTTCACGTCCGGCCCGTCCGGCACCATCGTCAAAGTGAAGTCCGCCGATGGCATCGTCCCTGCCAGGAAGGACGCGATGGACGGGACCTACTTCACCACCGTCCCCGACATCAAGTCCGACTTCCGGGAGATGGCAGGCCAGGCTGGCGAGCAGCAGGGCGTCGCCTCGAGCGACACGGCCACCCAGGCGAGCCTGATCGCGGCGTCCGCCGACGTGCGTAACAGCGACCGCCGGGACAACCTGGTCCAGAAGTTCCTCTGTGAGATCGGAACCAAGTTCCTCCAGGTGGCGCAGGCCAACAGCACCCAGGTCGAGTGGATCGCGGTGCGCCGCCGCCCCGAGGAGCAGAGCCCGTTCGATTTCGTCCAGGTCAACCCCGAGGAGCTCGACGGCGAGTTCGACGTGGAGATCGTGGTCGGGTCGACGCAGGCCAAGAACACCACCCAGCGCGTTGCGCTCTACGAGCGCATCATCACCATGCTCGCCCAGAACCCGCAGATCGCCGCCAGCCCGACGCTGGTGAGGCGCCTGTTCGAGGCACTCGATGTCCACGACGACCAGCTCATTCACGAGATCACGGCCATCGGCCAGATCGCCCTTCAGGCGATGGGCCTGCCGCCGACTGTTGGAGTGGACGGCCAGGGCCAGATGGGCACAGCGCCAGGCGCCGGAGCCGTGGGCCAAGCGCTCGGTGACATCCAGAACCAGAACATCTCCGCGCCGAACGCACAGGCAGGCGCGGCCACGGGGGTAAGAAACAGGTGAGCCTGAAGTTGGCGGACTTCGAGTGCCCCAAGTGCGGGGACGTGCAAGAGCTCCTCTACGACAACCGTGAGGAGCTCGAGGTGCATTGTGGGGAGTGCGAGACGAAGTGCGACAAGCTGATGGGTCGCCCCGCCATCCACACCCTCGAGACACACATGAGGGGATACCAGGGTCGTGACTACGACCGCAAGTGTGGCGCCGGGCACTGGTCCCCCGCCAGCGGGGAGTTCATCGACGAGAACCTCTGCGACCGCAAGACGGGCCAACCCCTCAAGTATTCCTCAGTCAGGGAGAAAGAGAAGCTGCTCGCGGAGCAGGGCCTGTTCGCAAAGGGCGACACACAGACGCATCGGGACACGTTCACGAAACGCCGCGAGAAGCGGCCAATGTATTTCTCGGGAGTAGGGAAGAAGACTTCCCAGTTCGAGTAAGTGGAGGAGGAGAGGAAGATGAGTGACAGGAACTTTGGAACGCCGGAAGTTGTTTCCCAGCCGCAGATTCCCGGAGAGGCGCGTCAGCACGAGCCCGTGCAGACCGATCGCCCCCAGATTCCGTACGGGGACAACCCGTACTTCCCGACACAAGAAAACGCCGCGCCGGAAGGCGAGGGCGACCAGTGGTTCAGCGATGACGGTTCGGGAGAGCCGGTCCAGGCTGGATCACAGGGGCAGGAGATTCCTGACCCAACCTTCGATGAAGAACAGGACAGGGCCGCAGGGTTCGACACCACCGACCCCGTGTATCGCAAGGCACTAGCGCTTCTCGCGAAAGCGCCGCAGGCCGAAACGGACACGGAGCTGGAGGCCAAGAACCTCGAGGCCAAGAAGCGTCTTATCGAGGAGCAGCAGGCTCAAGGCAGCAGCGATCAGGTCCCCGAGCTCTCGTTGAACTGGGAGGGATTCCAGGTCAACCCGTTCTCGCCAGATGACCCACTCTCGGGTCACGAGGAGCAGATCGCCCGCATTGTCCGAGAGCACGTAGAGTTCGCGGTTGCTTCCGTCAACCGGCAGAACAAGCAGTTCGTCGAGCAGAGCAAACTCGTGCAGACCCGCGACTACATCTCGAACGTCATCGACGAGATCGGGAAAGTCGGGGGTCCCCAGGCCAAGAGCAAAGCCTTGGACCTCCTGCAAGAGTACGCCCCGTTCGCCAAGACGGCTCCCCAGAAGTGGGCGAAGTTCGTCGTGAACGAGCTTGGTATCAAGCCGGATGGCGGTCAGTCCCCCCAGGCGCAGGCAAAGCCCGCCGCCGCGGCTCCAGCACAGGGATCACCGAACGGTAACAAGCTACGCCAGCAAGTCAAGGCCCGCAGCGTCACGCCCTCTGCCCCGAGGTCTGGCGCGTCAGCGACCGGGAAACCGCAGTTTCGTGGCAAGACCGCCACGCAAGACGCGGTAGCCTGGGCGTTCGATCAGGCCGCTTCTGGCAAAATCTAACCTCAGGAGAATCAAGCAATGCCTTGGTCAGCACCAGTCACTCAGAGCGTCAGTTACGACTCGATCGTTTCGACGACTCTCCAGAACACGAAGGCCACCCGATACGACGCGATCTTCCGCAAGAGCGCGTTCTTCTCGTGGCTCCACACGCAGGGCCGCAAAGAGCTCGTGGACGGCGGGACGAAAATCCAGCGCGCCGTCGAGTACGACGTGAACGGAACGGTCGCCTCTTACGAGGGGTACGATCCGGTCAGCCTCACGCCGCAGGAGCCCTTCACTTCGCTGTACGATGACCTCCGCGAGATCGCGGGTTCCATCACGATCAGCCGACGTGAGGAGCGCCAGAACAGCGGTCGCGCCCAGATCATCAACCTCCTAACCTCGAAGATCGAGAACCTCGATCGCTCGTTCGGTCAGAAGCTGAACGAGATGCTGCTCGCCCCCACGGGCGCCAGTCTCACGGCGGGTAACAGCGGCAAGGACCTGAACCCCCTCACGGTGGTCATCCCGTTCGCGGGAACCGGCACGTTGCACAACATCTCCACGACCGGCAACTCGTGGTGGCAGTCGCAGTACGCGCCCTCCGCGTCGATCAACGACACGGCCCTGACGCTCGCGGGCTTCAAGAACGAGCTGCGTAACTTCTACAACAAGTGCTCGAAGCACAACGACGGCACGCCCGACCTGGTTCTCACCAGCCAGGAGGTCGAGGAGAAGTACGAGCAGGCCCTAGAGGGCCAGGTCCGCTACGGTTCGACCGAGATGGCGAACCTCGGGTTCGAGACGGTCATGCTGCGACGTGCGAACGTCGTGTGGGACCAAATCTGCCCGCGCGTTGCGGACAACGGATCGGCCTACCTCCTGCACGACGACGGCAGCGCCGACGAGCACGTTGCGTTCTTCGTCAACAGCGACTTCCTCAAGCTGGTGGTGGACACGCAGACCGACCTCGTGAACCGTCCGTTCATGGACAGCGTGGACCAGACCGCGAAGTCTGCTCTCGTCCTGTTCATGGGCAACCTGTTCTGCTTCAACCGCAGAACGCAGGGCGTCATCACGAACATCACCCCGGCAAGCATCACGGGCTAATGAACCGGCCCACCGCCTAGAGCGGTGGGGAGACCAGGAGAAAGAGAAAAATGAGAACTCAGAAAATCCAAAGGGACGACGCCGACAAGGTTTTCGTCTCTGTCTACAACTCGGTCACGACCGCTCTCGCTCTGGGATCGGCCTGTTGCTGGGACTACACCACGGACGCCGATGGCGTGACGGTCATCCTTCCGACGACCGCGCTCCTGAAGCTGGTCGCGGGTGTCGTCTCTCCGGCGGCCATCGCGGGCAAGAAGTTCGGCCTCGTCCAGGTGTACGGCCACAACGCCGACGCCCTGATCGACGGCACGACCGACGTTGCAATCGGTGATCCGCTGACGGCGGCCAACGGCTCCGCGAACTTCGCGAAGTCGGCGGTCCCGGTGGCCTTCAACACGGGTAACGTGTCGCACCTTTCCTCGAAGATCACGGCCGGTCAGGCTTACACGACCGCCACCGGGGCTGCGAAGAAGGTGTTCATCTGTTGCATGTGACCTCAACCCTCGGGGGGTCGGGCTTCGGCTCGGCCCCCTGGGGCCTTTCTTCTCTGGGGAGTTGAAGATGGCTTGGGAAAGAGATAATGTGGTCCTTCGGTGCAACGACTGTCGCGAAGTGCGAACGATCGCGGAAGTCACGGCCGATGGGTGCTGCTCAGAGTGCGCCGGTATCCGATGGAAGATCGCCTACAAGCTGACGGACAAAGAGGAAGCGGCCCTCGCTGCCCGTGGCTTCGTGTTCACCGACGAACAGTGGTCGAGCGATCCGCAGTACAAGTTCGCCGCAAAGGATCAGACTGGGGAGTAGGATCATGGAATTGAAGAATCCCTACGGGGAAAGGTTTGCGGGGAGGAAGCCACGTATCCTGATAGGGATCGTGGCTTTTAGCGATGTATCGGCCGACATTTTGCAGTCGTGGGCGGTCTGGTGCATGAGGATGGGGGCGCTCTACCACGACAACTTCTCGGTCTGGATCGGGACAGCAACGCGCATGGAGCAGTATCGCGCCCGGAACTTCCTAATCCAGGAAGCGATCAAGCACGAAGCGGACTTCCTCTTGATGATCGACGACGACGAGCTGGTCCACGAGGCCCCCGACATGCTGAAGGACTTCTGGGAGCTCGGCAAGCCGTTCCAGACGGCCCTTTGCTGCCAGCGAGGAACCGACTTCGACAGCCGGTATCCGACCGTCCTGCGGGAGAACGAGGCTGGCGCCCTCGAGTTCTACCAGCTCCACGAGATTCCCGAGGAGCCGTCCCCGGTCGAATACTCCGGCGGCGGGTGCCAGTGGATCGACGTGCAGAAAATCCTCTGCAAGCTGTCGGGCTACCACTGGTGGCCGCACCCCAACACCCCGGTCGTGTTCATGCCGAACCCCCGGTACGGCCTCGACGTGCATTTCTGCAAGAGAGTGCGCGAGGAGCTCGGTGAGGAGGTGTGGCTGAACACGAACGTCGTCCTCGGGCACATGAGCAAGCGCCGGGAGATCGTTCGATTCGAGGAGGAGTGCGACAAGTGGCTCCTCGCCCACGGGGTCCCCGCGGAGTCCCCCGCCGCAGAGCTCGCCACGGGAGACCCGGAATGATCGGGCTCGCGTATGCCGACGACGGGTGGGTGCTCCAGCGCATCGCGGAGCAGCTCCTCAAGTTCCCCAACTTCACCCGGGACCTGGAGACGGCCGACGCCTACGTCTACCTCCCCTACTACCTCCAGCCAGAGAACACGAACAAGATCACCGTGAGCCTGTTCACCCACTTCGAGACCCACCCGGAAGCGGGCCACAAGCGGGCGAAGTTCCTCGAGGTCGCGGAGAACGCCGACCTGTGCTGGGCCATGTGCGCCAAGACGGCATCCGAGCTCCCGCCGGAGAAGACCTTCGTGCTGCCCATCCCGGCCGACCCCCAGTTCGGGCGGACCTTCATCGACATCGGCATCCTGGGCCACGAGCAACCCTTCGGCCGCAAGGGGGTGGACATCGTGGAGGGCCTGGGCGACATCCCTGGCGTGCGCTTCCTCTACACGAACGGCAAGCTGCCCTTCGAGAACCTCCCCGGCTTCATCTCGAAGCTGGACTACGTGCTGGTCACGGGGAAGGTTGAGGGCGGCCCCATGTGTGTCCCGGAGGCTGTCGCGATGGGGAAGCCCGTCATCGCCCCCGACGTGGGGTGGGCCTGGGACTGGCCCTGCATCCGGTACAGCAACGCGAAGGAGCTGCGCTCGATCATCGAGCGGCTGGCGCCGAAGCACAACCGCTGGGGGGATTTCGTCGGGCAGCTCGAGAGGTACATCGGGAAATGACCCTTGCAGACCTCTACTCTCGCGCCTACGATCGCCTCGGGGAGG